ACTGGGGATTACCTAACGCTGACTGGAAACCCAACAGACTTTGCGTTTGGCACTGGCGACTTCACGATTGAAATGTGGTTATATACAAACTCAGTCACTAACTCCGTGTTCTATGACGGAAGGCCTGCCGGTACAAACGGTGCGTATCCAATGCTGTATTTTATTAGCGGATTTTTATATTACTGGGTAAATGGTGCTGACAGAATAACTAGTGGCACCGCTGTTTTATCTACATCAACTTGGTATCACATTGCTTTGTGTCGCTCAGGTACGAATACAAAACTGTTCCTCAATGGTGTGCAAATAGGTTCTACATACACAGACAGCACCAACTATCTAAACACTGGAAACAGACCTTGGATTGGTGTCAACGCAAGTTCCACAAATACAAGTTACCTCAACGGCTACATAGACGACCTACGCATCACAAAAGGGGTCGCGCGCTACACAGCAAACTTTACCGCGCCAATATCAGCCCTTATAACAAAATAATAAATATAGAGTTACCATAACTAAAATGTCACCCGATATGGAAATGTTCGATCAAACCGCCTCAAGGATAGCCGTGCTAGAAAACGAAGTTAAAAATATTGCTACAGACGTAAAAGAGATACGTAAAGAGCAAAAAGAGCAGCACGACTTACTAATGAACAAAGTAAGCGACATGTCTAATCGCGTTGATGTACTTGAGCGCTGGAGATGGATGATCGTAGGTGCCGCAGTAGTAATCGGTTACATACTTGCCCACGTCAGGCTGGATAAACTATTCTAAGTTGATTTTGTAGTACCTTTCTTCTATAATCGCTATGTCGGAAAGAAAAAAGGTACCAGATGTTATACATCGATCATAAGTTTGTAAATTTACTCTCTAACCGGTTAGACCGGTTTAAACGCTCCTCCCCCACCCTCTATAACTTTAGATGTCCCATTTGCGGGGACTCCCAAAAGAATAAGCACAAGACGAGAGGGTACATATTCGAGAAACAAAACAAGCTCATCTTTCATTGTCATAACTGCAATGCGTCGATGATCTTTGGTAAGTTTCTAGAATGGATCGATCCCCAGCTCTTTAAAGAGTACAAGACTGAGAAATACCTGGAGAAACAGGTTCAACAGCCAGCCAAGCCCGATATTACCAAAATAGAAAGGCCCCGGTATCTGAAAGGATCTCCATTGCGATCCCTAAAGAAAATATCACAGCTACCCCATGATCATCCGGCTAAGCTTTACGTCGTCCATAGACGTATTCCTCCAGAAGTACAGTATAAGTTGTTCTACTGTCCTAGGTTCAAGCAGTGGGTTAATTCGTTTATTCCGGAGAAATTTTCTACCGAGGATGGAGACGAACCAAGACTTATTCTACCGTTTTTGGATAAGGAGGGGGAGTGTTTTGGCTTTCAAGGACGGTCGTTCAAGAAAGATGGAATACGATACATAACCATCATCCTTGACGATTCTAAACCAAAAATATTTGGCCTAGATACTGTAGACTTTACTAAAACGTTCTACATTGTGGAAGGCCCTATTGATTCATTATTCTTAGATAATGCGGTAGCAATGGCCGGGGCCGACTTAGGAATTGATAAAATCTGCGGTCAAGATCTTGCATTACAAAATTGTGTCTACGTATATGACAATGAACCAAGAAATGTGCAGATTGTGAAGAAGATGGAACAGATAGTCAATAGAGGATATAATATTGTGATATGGCCTTCTTCTATAGAAGGGGTCAAAGATATTAATGACATGGTGCTTGAAGGTTATGATCCAAAGGGTATGGTCAAAGAGTTTCAATTTAAAGGTTTGGAGGCGAGGTTGAAGTTTGTAGAGTGGAAGAAGGTATGAAAGTAAGATTGATCAGCTATACCACCCAGTCAGGAGAGTTAGATGAGTGTACCCTATCAAGTGTTCAGGACCTTGCTGCATTCTGTGCACGGGTTTCCAATCCAGCCAATCAGTCCAATACAGAAACATCAGAAAAACTCATCCAATACCTTATCCGAAACCAACATTGGTCACCCCTTGAAATGGTCAACGCCTGTCTCGAAATCACCACCACCAGAGATATTGCCAGACAAATCCTCAGACATAGAAGTTTCTCATTCCAAGAGTTCTCTCAACGATATAGTGACCCAGTTAGAGAGCTCGATTTTGTTCTTAGAGAATGCAGGTTTCAAGACCATAGTAACCGTCAAAACTCCATCCCCATAGATGAAAGTAATGACGAACAAATTAAGATTGCCTATCAGTGGGAAATATTGCAGAAGAGTTTAATTGAAAAATCAAAAGAAATATATACCTGGGCAATCGAAAAAGGGATTGCCAAAGAACAAGCTCGCAGTGTGCTCCCGGAAGGTAATACCGTATCCAGACTGTATGTCAATGGTACGATTAGATCATGGATTCACTACATTCAACTACGTTCGGCCCACGGCACTCAACTTGAACACATCGAAATAGCCAAAGAATGTGCAAAAGTTATTCGTAATGTATTTCCAGTAATTGACAAAATTAAACAATAAAAATTATAAAGAGGTAATAGATGGAAGAACTAGTTCACGGCATCAAAGTTGATTATTCCCGCGATTCATTATTTGACGAACTAGGGCTTAAACGTTTAAAAGAAAGTTATATGAGAGAGGACGAAACCTCTCCTCAAGAAAGGTTTGCTTATGTATCTAAATCTTTTGGGACGAACCAAGCTCATGCGCAAAGGCTATATGAGTATTCTTCTAGACATTGGCTTTCTTACTCTACTCCCATTCTTAGCTTTGGTCGGTCTAATCGGGGTCTGCCTATCTCGTGCTTTCTACCGTACTTGCACGATTCTGCAGAAGGGTTGGTGGATTGTCTCTCGGAGGTAAATTGGTTATCGATGTTAGGAGGTGGTGTTGGAATCGGTATTGGAATTCGTTCGGCAGACGATAAATCTGTTGGGGTTATGCCTCATCTTCGTACTTACGATGCTTCTAGCCTGGCTTATAGACAGGGGAGAACGCGTAGGGGTTCTTATGCCGCTTATTTGGATATTTCTCATCCTGATATTCTTATTTTTCTTGAGATGAGAAAGCCAACGGGCGATCCTAATATGAGAACGCTCAACCTACATCATGGTATCAACATTACTGACGATTTTATGTTGCTGTTAGAAAAGTGCATGATTGACCCCCACTGTGATGATACTTGGGAACTAAAAGATCCACACAACGGTGAGGTAAGGGATAAGATATCGGCCAAAGAACTATGGCAACGTATTTTAGAAATGAGAATGCAGACTGGGGAACCATACTTACACTTTATTGATACGTCTAATAGGATGATGCCAGAGTTTCAAAAGAAGTTAGGTCTGTCTATTAAGCAGTCAAATCTTTGTAGTGAAATTATTCTACCAACTGATAAAGATAGAACGGCCGTATGCTGCCTATCATCTTTGAATTTAGAGTATTATGATGAGTGGAAAGACGATCCAATATTTCTTCGAGATATGGCCGAGATGCTTGACAACGTTCTGCAATACTTTATTGACAACGCCCCCGAGCAAGTCTCCAGGGCTAAGTATTCAGCAATGCGTGAGCGTTCTATCGGTATTGGTGCCCTTGGATGGCACGCCTACCTTCAACGAAACAATCTACCGTGGGAGTCAGCTTTAGCAGTAAGTAGAAATAAACAGATATTCAAACATATTAGAGCAATGCTTGATCAAGCAAACATCTATCTAGGAAAAGAGAGAGGGGAAGCTCCCGACGCCCAAGGCACCGGATATAGATTTAGTCACATGCTGGCTATTGCACCTAATGCTTCTAGTTCAATTATTATGGGAAATACATCGCCGTCGATTGAACCTTTTCGGGCTAACGCCTACAGGCAAGATACACTTTCAGGGTCATCATTAAATAAAAATCGATGGCTGGATAAAATTATTAGGGAGAAATGCAATGAGGACACCTCTTTGGACTACGATGAAACCTGGTCAAGTATCATTGCAAACGACGGATCAGTTCAGCACCTTAATTTCCTTGATGACTGGACAAAAGACGTATTCAAAACGAGTATGGAGATTGACCAAAGATGGCTTGTGGAGCACGCAGCTGACAGACAAGATTACATTGACCAAGCACAATCCCTTAACCTCTTTTTCAGGCCAGACGTAAACATCAAGTACTTACACGCTGTACACTTTATGGCCTGGAAACGTGGATTAAAAACATTATATTATTGTCGTAGTGAAAAACTGGCCAAGGCCGACAAAGTAGCAAAGAAAATAGAAAGAGAAGTAATCAAGGAGATCGATCTTAGAGCACTAACAGAAGGTGATACCTGTCTTGCTTGTGAAGGATGAATAGAGAGATAGGTAATGCAGCTTATCAGCGATTGCGATGTATATGAATCTTGTCAGCCGCAGTGGTTGTGGGTTTATGATAAACTTATAGTTGCTCGTCGACAAGGGGTGCGAGCCGCACCAGCCGGCATACCAGTACCTGTATCTGGAGATTATATAGTTAGACCTATTACAAATATTTACATGATGGGTCGAGGAGCTCAAATAAAAAGAATTGAGCAAGGAGATACTAGTGCTGTTCCAGACGGATTCTTTTGGTCAGAGATACTAAAAGGTCCTCACGTATCAGTAGACTACCATTGGGGTCATCAGCATTTAACTGTACAGGGGTTTCGAAACGATCCTAACAGACTAGATCGATTTTCTCGATGGTGTAAGGTAGAATTAAATATGCCACTGCCTGCAATGCTTTACGATCTTAAGTATTACCAGGAATGGATTAATGTTGAGTATATTGGTAATAAAGTAATTGAAGTACATTTACGTTATAATGATGATTTTGCTAATCATGACTCTGATGAGATCGTACCAGTTTGGCGAGGAGACTCTATGATTACCCCCACAGGGTGGTCGTGGTATTATAGCCCGGCTGGTGATAGATTAGGTTTTTGGATCAAAAATAAATAACCAACAAAATAATAAACAAGGAACCTTCATGACAAAGCTAAAGATGACCGATGAGAGAAATGCATTTAAACCATTTCATTACCCCTGGGCCTACGATGCATGGCTCAAGCACGAACAATCTCATTGGCTTCATACTGAAGTACCTATGCTGGAAGATGTTAAGGATTGGAAAAAGAAATTAACTCCTTCGGAAAAACAATTCCTTACAAACATCTTTAGGTTCTTTACTCAAGGTGATATTGACGTAGCTGGTGGATACGTTAAAAATTACTTACCTTACTTCCCTCAGCCAGAAATTAGAATGATGCTTATGGGATTTGCCGCAAGAGAGGCGCTTCATATTGCTGCTTACTCACACTTAATAGAGACACTTGGGTTACCAGAAGTAACTTACTCCCAGTTTATGGAGTATCAAGAGATGAGAGAAAAGCATGAGTACGTTTTAGATCTATCTGGGCAGAATACAACTAAAGAAAATACAGCAACCCATATTGCCGTGTTTTCAGCTTTTACCGAGGGTATGCAACTATTTTCTTCATTCATTATGCTACTAAACTTTCCTCGACATGGAAAGATGAAAGGTATGGGACAAATAGTTACCTGGTCTATCGTAGACGAAACTATGCATACAGAGAACATGATTAAACTTTTTAAGACCTACATTCAAGAAAATAATGAGATATGGAATGATAATTTAAAATCCAAGATATATGTTATTGCTGAAAAAATGGTTGAGCTAGAAGACAAGTTTATTGACCTTGCTTTTGATATTGGACCAATGGAAAATTTAACACCCGAGCAAGTAAAAACGTACATCCGTTACATTGCTGACAGACGTCTTATCTCCATGGGCATGAAAGGTATTTTTAAAGTTAAAAAGAACCCTCTACCTTGGGTTGAAGAGATGATCAACGCTCCTACTCATACTAACTTTTTTGAGAATAGAGCTACTGATTATGCTAAAGGCGCATTGTCAGGTAACTGGGGTGAGGTGTGGGGTAAAGCAGCATGAAAAGCTTTCAACAATTTACTGAAGGAAAAGATTCTAAATTAGAAGCCAAATATCAGGATAAACCTAAAGGGAATCAAAAATGCTCAGAGTGTACAATGTGGAGACCTCCCAACGCATGCTCAGCTGTATCAGGGCCCATCTCTCCAGAAGGTTGGTGTGATTACTTTAAACAATCAAAACGTAAGGACTAAAATGAAACTTTATATCTTTATTGCACTACTTATTGCTGTTACTGTTCCGACCTACGCCCAAAAGATGCCACAGGGCGTTACTTACGATGCTCAAATATTAAGGGTAAACGACGGCGACACTATAGTTATTAGTGCGCCGTTTCTTCCTAAGCCGTTCAAGCCAGAACTTGCGGTCAGAATATTTGGAGTTGACACCCCAGAAAAAGGACACCGCGCTCAATGTCCAAGCGAGGCTCAACGAGGAGAAATGGCATCAGCATTTACAAAACAGGCCGTCACCTCTACTCAGAAACATCAGGTCACCTTATACGGATGGGATAAGTTCGGTGGTCGTGTATTGGGAGATATTATTTTGAATGGTGTAAGTCTTCGTGCGGAATTAATTCGTAATGGTTTTGCCAGAGAATATTACGGTGAGGCAAAACAAAGCTGGTGTAATTAATGAAACAGAAGTTTGTTAATTTTTTTATGACCGTAGCTGAAAGCTCGGCCAACCTTTCCCATGCAAGGCGCTTGAAAGTAGGAGCCGTTATAGTCAAAGATCAAAATATTATTTCTTTCGGCTATAACGGCATGCCCGCTGGAATGGATAATAACTGTGAAGAAGAATTACTTAATGAGGATGGTCCGCAGTTAGTGACCAAACCAGAAGTTATTCATGCCGAGGCAAATGCAATTTGTAAATTAGCCAGGCAGGGCAACTCAGGTCAAGACAGTACCATGTTTCTTACGCATGCACCGTGTGTGGAGTGCGCTAAAATGATCGTACAGGCTGGTATCAAATCAGTCTATTGGAAAAATAGTTAT